ACCTGAGGGCCGCGCGATTTTTTGCCCCCCACGTGGCGCTATCGTGGCCGTTGGATCCTCTCGCCCCCTCAGACCACGCGCGCTTTGACTCCTTTAATTTGAATTAAAGGAATTAACTTTTGTTTTATCCAATGATAGTGCGCCTGAGGAGCCTAGATATTTGTGTTAAGACTTGGTCACTAAGTTTTATGGCCCCTATAAAATTAAAGCACACTTGACGTTAACCTTTAATTCAGAATGCCTAAGCGGGATCCCTCATGGCGCCAGATGGCGGGAACCTCCAAGGTAAGCCGGGCTTCTAATTTTTCTCCTCTAGCAGGTCTTGGCCCAAAATTCAACAAGGCCTCTGAATGGGTTAACAGGCCCATGTACAGGAAGCCCAGGATATACAGGACGTTAAGAACGCCGGATGTTCCTAGAGGCTGTGAAGGGCCCTGTAAGGTCCAGTCCTATGAGCAGCGTCATGATATCTCTCATGTTGGGAAGGTGATGTGTATATCTGACGTGACACGCGGTAACGGTATTACCCACCGTGTTGGTAAGCGTTTCTGTGTTAAGTCTGTTTACATTTTAGGGAAGATATGGATGGACGAGAATATCAAGCTGAAGAATCACACGAACAGTGTCATGTTCTGGTTGGTTAGAGACCGTAGACCTTATGGCACCCCAATGGATTTTGGTCAGGTGTTCAACATGTTCGACAACGAGCCCAGTACTGCAACGGTTAAGAACGATCTCCGTGATCGTTTCCAAGTCATGCATAAGTTCTATGGCAAGGTCACCGGTGGACAGTATGCCAGCAATGAACAGGCGTTGGTCAAACGGTTCTGGAAGGTCAACAATCATGTGGTCTACAATCATCAGGAAGCCGGGAAGTATGAGAATCACACGGAGAACGCATTATTATTGTATATGGCATGTACTCATGCCTCTAACCCTGTTTATGCAACTCTCAAGATTCGGATCTATTTTTATGATTCGATTACTAATTAATAAATTTTGAATTTTATTGAATGATTTTCCATTACATAATTGACATACGACCTGTCCGTTGCGAAACGAACAGCTCTAATTACATTATTAATCGTAATAACACCTAATTGGTCTAAGTACATCAAAACTAAAGATCTAAACCGAATTAAATAAGTCGTCACAGAAGCTGTCAGTGATGTCGTCCAGACTTGGAAGTTCAGGAACGCCTTGTGGAGATCCAATGCTCTCCTGAGGTTGTGGTTGAACCGTATCTGAACGTGGTACACTCTTGTCCTCGTGTACATGATGTCCTCTACTCGGCATATCTTGAAATAGAGGGGATTTGTTATTTCCCAGATATAGACGCCATTCTCTGCCTGATGTGCAGTGATGAGTTCCCCTGTGCGTGAATCCATGACCGGTGCAGTTGATGTGGACGTATATTGAACAGCCGCACCCTAAGTCAACTCGTCGTCGCCTGATTTCTCTCTTCTTGGCAATCCTGTGTCGTGGTTTGATACAGGGGGGAGTCGAGGAAGATGAATTTAGCATTGTGGAGTGTCCAGCCTTTTAGTGATGCATTTTCCTCTCTCTCCAGAAAATCTTTATAACTAGCCCCCTCGCCAGGATTGCAGAGCACGATTGATGGGATACCCCCTTTAATTTGAACAGGTTTCCCGTACTTGCAATTTGACTGCCAATCTTTCTGAGCACCAATCAATTCTTTCCAGTGCTTTAACTTTAGATAATGGGGTGTGACATCATCAATGACGTTATACTCAACTTGATTTGAGTAAACCCTAGAATTGAAATCTAGATGTCCACTCAAGTAATTATGTCGTCCTAAAGCACGTGCCCACATCGTTTTCCCCGTTCGACTATCACCTTCGACAATCAAACTAATAGGTCGTTCTGGACGCGCAGCGTCACCCCTCCCAAAATAATCATCAGCCCATTCCTGCATCTCATCTGGAACGTTAGTGAATGAAGAGAGGGGAAACGGAGGAGTCCATGGCTCCGGAGCCTTCGAGAAAATTCTATCTAAATTAGAATTTAAATTATGAAATTGAAAAAGATATTTCTCAGGCAACTTCTCTCTGATAATTTGAAGTGCCGTTAGTTTGTCCGGAGCATTTAACGCCTCTGCTGCTGCATCGTTAGCTGTCTGTTGACCTCCTCTAGCACATCTTCCGTCGATCTGAAAAGTACCCCATTCGATGTAATCTCCGTCCTTCTGTATATATGATTTGGCGTCGGAGGCGGATTTACATGATTTGTAATCTCCATGACTGACATTGGAATGTTGGGGATGTCGCAAGTCGAAGAATCGACTATTTGTGCACTGGAATTTCCCTTCGAACTGCAGCAGAGCATGGAGATGAGGTGTTCCATCTTCGTGTAATTCTCTGCATATCCGGATATATTTCTTTTTAGTTGGGGTATTTAATGCTAGGATTTGGGAAAGTGCCTCCTCTTTGGAGATGGAACACCTGGGATAAGTGAGGAAATAATTTTTGGCGTTAACCTTAAAACGCTGCGAGGGTGGCATATTTGTAAATAAGGCTGTGTACTCCGATTGAGCTCTCGTTCAAAAGTCTCTATGAATTGGTGTATTGGTGCCAATATATAGGTAGGAGTTCCATAGGGGTAAATGCACACGTGGCGGCCCTCAGAATATAGTATT